GGTGCTTGTGGCAAGTTCGCCGATGAACTCGGTCAACCGGAACGGGGTGGTCCGCGAGTCGCGCAGCTTGCGGCTGAAATTGACGATGCCGCCGAACGCAGAGAGGCACAGTACCCACAGGTAGGTCAGGACGCCGTAGTCGAAGGGCGATCGCGCCTCGGCTGCCTGGGCTGGATTGGTGATGACCAGGATGAACGCCAGCAGGGCCAGCACCGTCACCACACACAACGCGATCCAGATCATTTCGCCTCCTGCAGGGGTTTCGGGTACCGCGCCTTGACGGTCGCGATGGCGTCGCGCACGGCCAGCGCCTCGGCCGGCAGCGGTTGTCGGTTGATCAGAGCGTCGACGATCTTCCACAGCGCGTCGAGCTGCTCGCCGGTGTCGGGATAGGCCGCCTGGCGGGCGGTGGCCGCGTCGGCGCGCAGATCGATGCGGGTGGCCATCAGGTCGCCTCGATGCGGATCCGGGCCACCAGGTGGCGCGGGTGATCGACGACGAGCTCGTAGACGCCGGCGACGTTGGTGGTGATGCGCGCGGTGCCGGAGGCCTCGGTCCAGGGCGGGCCGCTGAGGCGGCCCTGCATCCAGCAGGTCGCGCCGACGGGCACCGGAATGCTGACGCTATCGACGCCGTCGGCCGCGAGCGTGTAGACCGTCTCCGCGCCTGGCAGCGGGGTGCGCTCGACGATCGCGCCATCGATGACGCAGTGGATGGCGTCGCGCGCCCACACCTCGGTGAGGACGCCGTAGTACGCCATATCGGCCAGCACCTCGACGCGATCCTCGCGGCAACGGCCCGTCGCCACAATGCGGCCGGAGTCGCGCTCGAACAACGCGTAGTCGACGGTGCGCGGCGGCGGCGCGATCTCGGGAGTCTCGCTCATCGTTTGGTCTCCAACGCCGACAGGAAACGCATATCGACACCAGCGCCCCCCGACGGAATGCATTGCAGCTTGTAGGTGTAGGTCCCGGCCGCCGGTTGATCGATCACGCTGATGACGCCGTAGCCGTCTACGTCGTTCGGCCCAGAAATGCTGCCCGCCGAATCGCCGGCGACCGTCGTCGAATCCCGCCGGAGCCGGATTCCGCACGAGCGCGGGCCGCCGCCGCCTACGTGAATGTGGGCGACACCGGAGATCACGAGAGGATTGCCGTCGGTCGTCACCACGATCGTCTGGACGTCCTGCCACGTGCCAGCGCCCAGCCCCACCGTCGCCTCAGTGAACGCCGACGTTATGTCGGTGACGGCGTTGCTGACGATGTTGATGGTGTCGACCGCGTCAACGCCTACCGTGGCACTGCCGGCGGTGCCGCTTACCCCGGCGTTGCCGCTGCCGGTGGTGGGCCAGCGGTCGGACGTGAGCCCGCTGGTGTCCTCGTGCACGATCCAGTAGTACCGCACGTCGCCGGGGGTGAGGCCGGTGCGGTTGTAGCCGTTGCCGGAGATGGAGTCGATCAGCGTGCGGCTGCCGTGGGTCCAGTCGTTGGCGGTGGCCTCATAGACCAGCGTACGTTTGTAGTCCGCGTCGGGCGAGTCTGGCCAAGACAGCCGCACGCCGCCGGCGACGGCCGTGATGGTGAGCGCGCTGGGACCCGTCGGCGTGGCAGTCTTGCCGATGACATTGTGACCGTCGAGGATCCAGTCGCTTTTCGCGGTGTTGCCGAGGCGGATCGCCCGCACGCGGACGTAGTAGCCGATGCCGTCCTCGACGGGAGAGATCGAGTAGGCCAGCTGCGAGGCGGGGATGGTGACGCTGTTCGGCCAGCCCGTTTCGGTGGCCTTCGCCCACTGGATCTCGTAGCTGCCGACGTTCGGGTCGGGCGAGGCGGTCCAGCTGGCGGCGATGCGCGACAGGATGGTGCCGTCGGTGAGGCGCAGCAGGTGCGCCGTGCCGCTGGCCATGGTCAGGCCCGACGGCGGATCGACGACGCGGGGATTGGGCAGCACCAGGTCCGGCTTCGGGGTGACGGTGTCGCCGTCGGTGGCGCTCCACCCGAACACGCTCGAGGTCTCGGACTGCAGGATCAGCACGAGCGTGGTGGCCTGTCCCTGCTGCATGTCCCAGCCGATGACCCTGAACGTGTCCTCGGACAGGCCCAGTTTCGCGATGCTGACCTTGACCGTGTCCCACAGGCCGACGTCGAGCACTGTCGGCTTGCACTGCAGCGTGAGAATCTGCCCCTGGCGAGCCCGGCGCAGGTTGATCTGAGCCAGCCGCTGCGCACGAAGCGGGTTGTCCACCCACTGGAAATCGATGTCCTTTGGCAGCTCGGCGCCGTCCTCCGTGACGTAGGTCGAATCCGTCACTGCCTTGAAATCGGTGGGCTGGAAATCCTGGTTGGGGTCGGTGAACGTTCCTCGCACCGTGTTGAACAGGTCGCGCCACGGCGTGCAGGTCTGGATCTGCAGCGAGCCGGCGAGGTCCCGCTCGGTGATGGGCTGAGAACGCGGCGTGAGCCACGCGCCGGCCCGCAAATGGAACTTGCCTTCGGCGTACCACAGCACGCCCGCCATCGAGGCCAGGAGCGCCGACAGAACCTGCCGTGGCGACTGGTCGGCCTCATACAGGCCAGAGCACTGGTAGCGCGCCTGGTCGATGTGCGACAGCGTCATGTCGCCCGACCCGGCCGAGATGATGTCGATGGCCACGCCCGCGATCGCGTTGGCGTAGGTGGTGGCGAGCTTGCACGTGAGGCCGGTGGGGCGGATGGCGTAATACGTGACGCCCGCCGACAGGCCGGTCGGCAGCGGGCCCGGACCGACCACGCGCACGCCGTCGCCCAGGCCGATCATCATTTCGCGCGAGGCGAACGTCAGCGTGTCGGTGGTGGCGTTGGCGGTGAACAGCGGCGAGCTGTAGGTATCGACCGCGACGCGTTCCTCGCAGATGTTCGCGGCGGCGGCCACGAGCGGGTCGTTGATCTCGCCGGCATCCACGCCGAATCCGTCCGGCCGCGGCAGGGTGAGCAACCAGCGGATCAGCAAGGCGGGATTGACGGTGAACCGGGTGCCGGCATCGCGCGGGTCGTACACGGCGTTGCCCAGCGCGATGATGCGCACCGTCGGCGCGCCGGAGGGATACAGACGATCCTGCGCGTCGCGCCGCAGCCGGATCACCAGGTCAGCGATGCCCCGGCCGCGATGGTCGGTGGTCCAGCGGCCGTCGGATTCCGCCACGAGGTCCGCGTCGGCGGTCTTGCTGTCGCTGCCCAGGGATTCGTGGATCCGCGCGATCTCCGCCCAGCCGCCGGTGCCGTCGGGCTGGCGCTCGAAGGTACCCTCGATGACCACGCCGTCACCGTCGCGCGCACCGACGATCTCGTCGTCGAACAGGATCGCCTCGATGGCCGTGAGCGGCCCTTGGCAGAACGGTAGCACCAGGTGCAGGTGCTCGCCCTGGTCGCCCGTGATCTCGCCATAGGCGAGGTTGGCGGCGGCCAGCTGCACGCGCCCGAGGACGTAGCGGCGCGAGGCCAGCGTGGAGCGGCCGCCGACCTGACGATTCTGTGGCGCGCCGTTGTTGAGGTTTGAGGGCAGCGGCGTGAGCACTTGACCGAGGAAGCCCGCGGCGATGGTCGTGGCGAAGACGGAGAAGAACGACCCTGCGGTGAAGATCGAGGACACCCCGCCGGCGATCGCAGCTCCCGCAATCAGCTGCGGCATCAGTCGATCCTCCAGGCCATCAGCGCGCGCTCGAGCGGCACGAACAGGGTCCCGCCGTCCACCGACGGCGCGATGCAGCGCTCGTGGTCGACGATGGCGAACGCCTGATGGCCGTCCTCATCCGCGACCAGGGCAATGTCGCCGCGCTGGGCACACAGCGGCGGGATCCGCCGGCCGCCGAACGCCGTGTCGCCGATCTCCGGCATGGTGTGGCTGGCCAGGATGCGCAGGGCGCCCAGGTGGCCGCTGTACTGGTAGAACCAGGGGGCGCCGAACTGCTCGCCCGGCATGCCTCCCGTCACCGCGCACGCCGCCCGCACGGCCCACAAAAAGCAGTCGTCGTGCCCCCATTCGAACGGCGTGACGGCCATCCGCTCAAGCACGGCCTGCAGCTGCTCTGGCCAGTTCGCGACGCGCGCCATCAGTAGTACCCCCGCGTGCCGGCGTCGCGAGCGATCTGGTTGCTGCCGCCGCTGGTGTAGCCCCGCGTGCCGCTGTCCGATCCGCCCCCGGTCTGGATGTACCCGGTCGTGCCGGAATCGCGCGGGCGGCTGTCCACCGGGGCGCGCCACATGCCCCACTGCAGATCGGTGTTCTGCATCTCTTCCAGGAACTCGAAATACCTGTCGCCGGCGAAGCGACTTTGCTGGTCGCCGTCGTTGTAGCGGCCGCCGCGGGCGCGATCCATGTCGTGCAGGCGATGGACGCCCGTGAGCGTGACCGTGGCGACCTTCTCGCCGATCTCGATCGTCATCGTGTCCATGAAACCGGACCAGGGCAGCATCGGGTCAGCGATGATCTGGTGATCCTCGTCGAACAGCGCCTGGTAGATCGCCAGGTCGCGGCCCTGGTAGTGCTCGCCCATAGCCGTGGCCACCAGATCGGTGGGGACGGCCGACAACGACAACCGCGCGCCGTACGCGGAGAGCTGCTCGCGCTCCTCGATGGTGTCGACGGACAGCAGGTGTCCCAGTCCGGTGTAGGTGTCGCCGTCCCACACGACGCTGTACGGCGCGGTGGTGAATCGCGCGACGCCGGACGGAAAGTCGGCGACCACGAGCTTGTGCGGCCGCACGACGCCGTCGGCGATCGCGGTGAGCATGGCGCTGGTGAGCGTGCGGCTCATCGCCAGACCTCGACAAACTGGAGGACGAAATCGTGAGCGCGGTGGATCTTGCCCATGTTGACCGGCGTCCAGCGCGCCACGTCCTCGGTGAGCTTCATCGTCGCGGTGGGCGCGGTGAAGTCCAGCGGCGCATCGTCGGGCGGGCTGGCGCGCAGGGGCGGCTCGAACTCCACCGTGAGGCTGTTGGCGCTCTCGGCGGCATCGGTGACGATCATCTTCAGCTCGCCGTTGACCGCGAAGAAATCGCCGGCCTTGACGTGAGAGCCGGTCGCCCAGCCGTTGGTGTTGAGCGTGTTGCCGGTCTGGCCCGCCCCCACCACCTTGATCGTCGGGGCGCCGATGGTCACGCCCTGCGGTTTGGGCCGCTCGAAGTTGTACAGCTCCACCACGTTCGCCCCGCCGCGCATCTTGGCCAAGAACGCCTTGAGCGCGTTCGCGTCGGACTCCGTGAACGTGTGGTACTCCAGGATCATTCCCCAGCGCGCGCCGATGAATTCCTGCTGCTGGATGGACAGATCGAGCGGCGACTGCACGCCCAGCGAGCTGGACAGCAGCTGCCACTCGATCCGGGACGGCTTGACCGTGAGGGTGGGGAAGACGATCGTCGTCATCGGCGCTTGGCGAGCTCGTCGAAGATGCGCCGCTCGGAGGCGCGCGTGACGGCGGAGATGGTGGCCACGTCCGAGCGGCTGTCGATGTAGTTCGTGATGCTGATCGACCCACCCAGATTCGCGTTCGGGTAGAACGTGCCGGCGGTACGCGGCACGAAGATCTCGGGCGCGGCACGCGGGTTGATGACGTACGCCTGGCCGGCAATGCCGGGGCCGCCGGAGTCGGCCTGCGGGAGCTTGAGGCCAATCATGCCGCCCCCGCCGCCGCCACTGCTGCCGCCGCTGGTGATGCTGCTGAAGACGTTCCCCAGCACCGCCGCGCCGGCTTTGATGGCCGGATCAAGGATGTTCTTCTGCACCACCATGGCGAGGATGTCGCGGACCACGTTCCGTGCGACGTCCCGCAGATCTTCGAACGACGCGGTACCGCTCACCACCATGTCGGCAAACGCAGCGGAGGCCTGACGGCCCCACCCCTGGATGGCGAATTCGAGATCCTTGAGCGTGTCCTTGCCGGTTTCCTTGAGGTCCTTGAATGCCGCGTTGCCGTCGAGCTGCAGCTTGGCCATCTCGTCGCCGATCTTTTTCAGCTCGGCGTCGTATCCGGCCTCGTCGATCAGTCCGACGTCGAGGGCCTGCGTGAGCTGGCGCGATCGCTCGCGCAGCGCGTTGAGCTGGCCAGCGCCCGTCGACTGGACGAAGGCCTCCTGCTTCTGCTGGAGCTTGGCTGCGGCTTCCGCGCCCTCCTGCAGAATGCGGATCTTTTCGGCGTTGACCTCTTCCTCGAGGCGGATCTTCTTGTCGGCGGCTTCGTTGAGCTGCTGCAGTTCCTGATCGGAGAACGCCTTCCCCGCCGCCAGCGCCTGCTGGTACTCGGCCTCATAGCGCGCCTTGGCTTCGGCGGCTGCGCGCTTGGCCGCCGCCGGGTCGCTCTTCTTCGGCTCGGCGATGCGGACCTGCGGACCCTCGGCACGCTGCAACGCCAGGGCTTCGGCCTCGGACAGACGGCCGATGGTGGGGCGCGGAGCGGTTTGTCCTGGCACGCGAATCGTGCCGGTGAGCTCGGTGTCGGGCTGGGCCAGCAGACGATTGGCAAAGCTGAGCCCGCCGGTCAGGGCGTCCAGACCGCCCCGGGCGCCCGCGCTGACGGTCGCCGTGCGGCCGATGTTCTTCAGCAGGTCGTCCCAGGCGTTGGACAAAGCGCGCGTCGCGCCGGCCAGACCGCCGCCTGCAGAGGCCGCCGAACCGCCGACGGTACGGGCCAGCTCGGACAGCACGATCTGATTCGACTCCGCGACCCGCCCGGTCTCAGCGAGCTTTCCGGCCAGCTCGGCCTGGCCCTCCGAAAGATCAGCGCCGGCATCACGCAACGCCCGCATGCCGGTGACCGGGTTCTGCAGGGCCTTGCCGACCGCGACGAACGCGCTGGGGAGGTCTTTGCCTGTGGCCGCCGCGAAATCGACGGCGAGCTTGGCCGCCTCGCGGAATGTATCGCCCGCCACTCCCTTGAACCGGAGCAGGGACGTGGCGCCTTCGCGAATCGGGTCATCGTCGAAGCCGGAGATCTTCGACAGCTCGCCGACCAGCTCCTCGATGTCGTTGGCGGTCAGGCCGGCGGCGTAGCCCGTGGTGCGCAACGTGTTCTGCAGCAGCGCGGTGGAGCGTTCCGCTTCCAGCGTGGAGTCGGCCACGGCGCGGCCGAACTGGATGATGGCGCCGGCGGAGAGCGCTCCGCCGAGGACGTTGCGCAGCCCGCTGGCCATGCTGGTGAGCGATCCGAGATCCCGCTCCGCGTTCTTGAACGATGCGCCGACGTTTCGCGCGCTCTCCTGCGCGTCGCGGGCGACCTGCTCCATTGAGCGCCGGAACTGCGCCACGTCGGCAGTGATCTCGTATTCGTAGCGCTTGTCAGCCACTCAGCTCTCCATCGGTTCGTTCTGCGCGCCGTCGATGGCTCGCAAGCGTTCGAGCATGTCTTCCCAGTCCTGCACCCGCACCAGCCCGCTCAGATACGGCAACCGCTCCAGGTGGTACCCGCCGAGCAGGTTCCACAGCGCGATCGCCTGCAGGTTCTCGCTGTCCAGCTCGGGCGCTTCCTCCTCCAGCAGCGCACCGAAGCCGGTGGTCTTCAGTGCACCGGAGAGGCGGGCGCGGCGTCGTTCATGCCGGACCCGCTCGCGAAGTTTTTTAGGGCGGCCTCGATCCGCGCGTTGCGCTCCTTGGTGCGGGTGTCGATGTCCTTCCAGATATCGAGCAGCCAGTCGGTCTGTTGATCGAGCAGCAGATCGAGCGTGTCGGGCCCGAACGGCAGCTCGGTGTCGTCCTGTTTCCACTCCGGCAGGGCGTGACTGACGCGAACCCCCTGCCAGCCCTGGATGCTCATGCGCACGACCTCCCGCACCAGGCCGGCGACGTCTTTCTCGTGCCGGTAGTCGATCGCCATGCGCTCGAAGCGCGAGGGAAACCGCACGGTTAACGCCACCCCCGCCTCGGGGATCTTGTGGACGAACTCGCGCACCGCCTCGGCGCGGCGCTTGAGGTCCTGAATGTCGAAGCCGGAGTCGTCGATCATGAGGCGTAGTACGTGGAGTCGGCGACGGTGGCGATGCGGATCGAGCCGACCATTTTTCCGTTCTCGTCGGCGGGCTCGTTGTTGAACGCCCAGTAGCCGTTGCCGTAGATCCGGATGGAGCCGATGGAGATCCGGTAGGCCGTGGCCGCACCGGTGCGGGCGGCCGCCTCGACATAGGTCCGCCACGCAGCGGCGGGCGGATAGTGGAACTTGAAGTCGAGCGACACGGCCCGCGCCAGGCCGGGCACGACCTTCTCGCGCACGTCGTCGGACTCGGTCGCCGGGATGTCGCCGAATCCCCCGCCGCTGGGCTGGAACGAGCCGGCTACGATGCCGGTGATCCGCTGCCAGCCGGACACTTCACGCACAGTGCCCACACCTTCGAGAGCCGGGAAGAACGTCGTGCTCTGGGTGTCGACCCCTTCCAGGGTCACGTCGTTGGTGGCGACGGCCTTGGCGCGCACCAGGCGGCCGTCGATGTACTTCCAGCCGCTGGTGAGCTCGATAATGTCGTTGACGGCGACGCCGTGCGACGATTCCAGGGTGGCGACGCCCTCGGAGGCGTTGCTGACCGCGGTCATGTTCTTGCTGGCACCGTACCCGGTCGCGATCGCGATCTGCAGGCCGGTGGTCTTGGTGATTGCCATGGTGATGCGCTCCTATGCGGATGTGGACAGATCGGTCGCGTTGTTCCAGTAATCGAACCGGTACGTGAGGACGCAGATGCCCGGCGAGCCGTCGCCGCTGGCCGCCTCCCAGGTGCGTCCCTGCCGCAGCGGCGGGCCGGACATGCCGGGGTAGGTGGCGGCGCGGATGAGGGCGTGCGCGGCCACCACAAGCTCGTCCGCCGCGGTTTCCCACACGGTGCCGGTCCCGGGTGCCACGTGGATGGCGACGGACAGCGACAGGACGTTGGCCTCGACCTCGCCATCGGCCTCGGCGTTGTCGGTGTTTTCGTTGCCGGACTCGATCACGATCGCCGGGCACTCCGTCCGGTCGATGGCGTCCTGCCGGGCGCGGTATACGCGCGTTCCAACGGCCGGGATGGTGTTGTGCAGGGCCACCCGCACGACCTCGGCGATCTGTTCGGCGAGGCTGCTCATGTCTTCGAGATCCTCGCGACCTTCTCGTCGCCGGAGTCCAGCAGCCGGATCTCCAGGACCTTGTAGGCGATCGCATTGACGGTGACGGTGTCGCCCCGCGCCAAGGTGGTGAAGTCCGTGGCACGGAACCGCAGGGTGTACTCCCGCACGAGCCGATCCCCGAGCACGTCGGCATCGCCCTGCCGGAAGTGGACCGGCTTGGTCTCGGCGCCGACGGTGGCCTGCACCGCGAAGCCGTTGACGGTGTCGTACATGATCTCGAGGTCGGCGGCGGGGATCATGTCTCAGTAGATTTCGCGCCAGTCCGCTTTGATGAGCGACGCCCGACCCACGTCCAACGTTGCACCGCCAGATCCCGAAAACGTCACATACACCCGAGGCGTCATTGACGTCATTCCCGGCGGGATCCGGAACGGGGGTGTCTTGAACACGCCGGCGAAGTCCGCTTGATCGAACGTGGTGTCGCTGTTCTTTAGAGCTTCTCCGGCGGGGAACAAGCTTCCGTCGCTTGCCTGCACCAGTACTCGCAGGCTCTTGACGTTGGAGCATGACGACAGCTTTACCGCGCACTGGAACACCACCAGATCCCCCTCGCTTACGCGAGAGATCAGATTAGTGCTCTGACGCACCGCAACCAGATCGTTGTTTGCGCCGGCGGTGATGACCACGCGCTGGTTGTTTCCAATGGCATCGCCATCATCAACAACGGTACGTGCGACAACCGAACACACGCCTGTTGGCGTACCGCCCAGCCGCTCGACCTGCCAGGAGGCGGCGATTGTCCCGCTCATGCCGGTTCCCGCGCTGCCCCCCGAACCCGTGAATAGTGGGTTGTCGATCCGCTGCGAATTCGTGCTTGACGCTCCATAGGAGTCCCGATTCGAGGAAACCAAGGATCCGTTGGGCGGGCAAATCCATTGCAGCTGCTTCGCCAGTTCCGCGCCCACTGCTCGCGCACCTTTTGCCGTCAGGTGAATGCCGTCGGACGCCAGCATTCCCGACAGCGTCGTGAACGTTGCCGCAGTGGGGTCAACGACTGCAGCGCACGAGTCGCACAAATACATCCCAGGAGTGCGCGTCGCCGTCCGGCGAATCCACTCATTGACGGCCATGATGGCCTGCGAGTGCGTCTCGTTGCCCGCCTTGAAGTGCCCAGTCGTCACCGGCAACACCGTCATGGCGACGACGCCGATATTGGCGTCCAACAGGATTCGGTAGATCTGCTCGAGATTAGCAATGACCTGCGCGGACGTCAGATCGCCATTGAGGTCATTCACTCCGATCATCACTGTGCAGTACGCCGGCTCGTATGGCAGAACGCCCATCTCGATGTCAGCAATTCTTTGCAGCAGGTTGTACGACCGGTCGCCACCGACGCCACTGACGTTCAGCACTTCTGCGCGCCACCCGCTCATCGCATTGGCCCACCAAAACCATCCTCGGTCAGTGTTCCATTGAGGTACGAAGAAGGCCGCTTGAGTGTGCGGCTCGTACGGAGTGGGCTCAGGATCGACTCCGAGATCATTGAAATAGAACTCGGCGGATCCTGACTGCATGTTCTCCAGTTGCTTGGTACCCGCCCAACCCTTTGCGCGGGTCTTGTACACACGGATCGGTTGTCTTGGACTCAGGCCTACCACTGTTCCGCGCGCGATGGTGGCAACGGCGCCGGATCGACTGATTTCTGACGGCACAGTGAGCGTCGTGAACCCCTTGTGCATCTCGGTGATGGAATCGCCGAACAGCACGAACGTATTGCGCGCTCGTGCATTCGGCTTGACACCGCGCAGCTCGTGCTGAACACGCTGCGCAACACCCTCCGCCAGAAGACGCTCTTCTCTCTCGCGACCGAATGCGTGCGTACTTCCAACAGCACGATCCGTTCCGTCCAGCTTGATCGCGTTGGTCAGTCGAATAGTCACGGCGCCCTCCCTTTACACGTACTTCGGCCGGGCGAGCAGCTGCACCGACGTGAGGGCAGGACCGGTGACGATGGTGCCGACGTAGCGCACCCAGCCGCGCACCGAGCTCGCGGGGACCACGATCTTCTGCGCGTCGTTGGCGCTGGAGACGGCGGTGGCCGTCGCGCCCGTGACGTCCGCGCTGTTCGTGCCGCTGGAATCGTCGGCGTCCTGAATCTTTCCGGTGATGGACCCGGTGACGGCGCCGATGTGTTGCAGGAACAGCAGATCGCCCTCGTACTTGCGCACGTCGATCCATCCCGACGTGGCGGCTGCCGTGTTGGCCGCGCTCACGGTGTTGATGACCTTGACCTGTTCGCAGGCCTGCGCTTCGTTGCCTAGCATGTCGTTCTCCTGCTGCGGCGCGCGGCCGCGTTGGGGTGGATGTCAGGGGGCAGCGGGATCGCCGGGGTCCGTCTCGCTCGTCGACGCCGGATCCGTCTCCAGCTCGACGACGACTTCCGACTCGGGGACGGCCGCATCGGCTGCCGCTGCCGGTTCAACGATGCGGGCCCGCTCGCGCGCCACGAGATCCACGGCCATGGCCGTGCCGACGGTCATCACCGTCCCGACCTGTACTTCCTCGCCGGAAAAGCGCGTGGGCTTGAGGATCTCGATCTGCTTGCTGTGGTTCATGTCGTGTGCTCGTGAGGTGATCGGCGCCCGCTTACGCGGCCTTCTTGCTGGCGGCTTCCTTCGCGGCGGCGTCCGCCTCCGCGCGCAGTCGGGCATGCGTGCCCACCGGGCCGATCTTCGGCTGGGCGTGCTTGGCGAGCTGGTTGGCGAGCCAAAGCGGGCACTTGATGGTTTCGCCGGGCTTGACTTCCACCATCTTGTCGTCGCGGCGAAACCAGAAGGGGCGCAGCACTTCGGCCGTCACTTCTCGGTTGGCAAGGGCAACGTTGGGTCCGGTCAACATGTCGATGACTCCTATGTGAGGGGTTGCCGGACGCGGACCCATTGCCGCGTCCGGATGAGGAAGATCAGGACACCGAGGTGGCGACGGAGAACGCGCCGGGGTGGCGCACACCCACGTCGACGCTCGCCATGGCGCGCACCCCCACGATGCCGGCGGTGAATCCGGCATAGGGGTTGACGTCCACCTCGAGCACGCCCCACTCGGCCACGACGATCTCGGAGAAGTCGCCGAAGATCAGCGTCGCGGACGGCACCTGGTTCGAGGCCATGGCCATCTTGCCGACCATTTCGCCGCGCTCCAGGGCGCCTTCCCACAGCACGCGCGAGTCGGTGCTGGAGATCCGGGCCCGGGCCATCAGCAGCCCGGCGACAGCGCCGGTGGTGAGATACCCGGCGTTGCCGAGGCTCACGTTGGCGCCGAACACGTCGGACTGGAACTCGATGATCCCGGCCAGCGCGATCGAGGAGCCGGTGACCGAGCCGATGCCGGAGGTGTTCAGCAGGCCGGTGGGCTGTCCCGACGAGCCGGAGCCGTTCAGGCCCTTGGCATCGACGTCGATGCCCACCTGCAGCGCCAGGTCGGTCATGACCAGCGTTTCGATGTCGGGATTGGCTTGCAGGGTGAGCTGGCGGCTGATTTCGGTGTAGGCGCCGACGTTCTTGGGCGACAGCGCCATCTGGCCGAGCACCAGCGCGGATTCGGTGATGGCCGTGGCTTCGGTAGAGAGCCAATAGGCCGTGGCGCCGCTGCTCTGGCGAGGCACGGTGATGCTGTCGGTGAGGCCGCCCAGGCGACGCGCGCCCAGGGCGAACAGCACGGTGGCGTTGCGGTAGAGCTCGATGAAGCCCTGGTTCGTCGTGGCGACCATGTAGCCGCCGCCGCTGCCGCTGGCTACAGTGAGGTCACGACGGCCGGTGGCACGCGCCACGCGCCGCGCGACTTCGCGCTCGATGGCGGCATCGCTCATGTCCATGCTGCGGGCCTGCACGTCGAAGGGGACGTAGAACGCGTTGTTCGACTGCGGGGGGCGGTTCAGGCGCTTCTGGATTTCCTCGTGTGCCGCGAATTCGAGGCCGGCCTTCTTCCAGTTCTGGTCCAACGACGCGCCGATGGCGCGCAGGATCGAGTACTGCTCGGTCTCGCGCTTCGACATGCCGAGGTTGCCGATGACTTGATTGTCCTTGGCGCGCTTTTCGAGAATACCGATCACGTCTTCGGCGGCCTGGTCGACGGTCTTGCCGGACTCGACCCAGCCGCGGATTACACCGGCGTCGACGCCGTTCTGCTCGCCCAGACGGGCGAGCTGCTCGCAGCGGGCGCGCTCGAGCTTGCGGACGTTATCGGCGGACAGCGACGTGGTCTGATCGGCGGTTGCGCCCGCCGGGGCGTTGGGGGTGACCGTGTCGGTCATGGTCTTCACTCCTGTGGAGGTGCCTTGCGGCGGGTGGGACTGCGTTTGCTGCGATAGGGGTTCGTGCGTGCGGCCCACGCCGACGGACGCGTCGGCGGGGACGGTGACGAGACTGTTCTCGATGGGCTCCCAGTCGACGACGCGGTAAATCGTCGGATCGTCGGAGCCGCGCTCGAACGCGCCGAAGCGTTCGTCGAGCAGTCGGCGGAACGCGGCGATATCGCCGCGGGCGGTTTCGTGGGCGCGGGTGCGGATTCCCTCGAAAGCAACGCCATCGAGCTCGCGCTCGACCGTCTTGCCCTTGACGGTGGTCTGCTCAATGACCTTGTGGATCTCGTAGCCGACGGAGGTCTTAGTCAGCACGCCGCTCTTGACCAGGGCGATGGTGTCGCGGCCGGTCTGCGTGGCCGACGTGATGCGGGCCTTGCCGCGCATGACACGGTCAGGATCGCAGCGCACAGACTCGGCGACGTGCACGCCGCGCAGGTCGTTCCAGTTGTGGTTGTAGAGCAGGCTCGCGCCATCGTTGAGCCGGTCCAGCCGCACGGCGGACTCGGAACAGTCGAGGATCTCGACGCCCCACCAGCGCTCGTACGGTTCTTCGGACGCAAACGCCATCTCGACGACGTAGTCGCCGCTCTCCTGGCTCTCTGCGCGCTGCTGGTCGATCGTGTGGGTGCGATAGAGCATTGGGGTTACCTCATCGGGATGACGCGGCCGGCGGCCGGGGCGTCGTCTTCGGATTCGCCATCCCCGGACTCGTCCGAATCGGCGGACTCGTCGGGATCGGCGGCGGGGTCCTTCGGCGCGGCGGGTTTCGCGGGGGCGGCCGCGGCCGGATCGGTATCGAACTGCAGGCCGGCCTCGCGCATCATTTCCAGTTCGCGCTTGCGCTCCTCGATTACGTCCTCGAGGTCGCGGCCCTCGCCGGTGCGGGCGATGACGTCCGACACGGTGGTGAAGCCCGCGCGCACGGAGGCCATCTGCGAGTCCACTTCCTTCGCCGGGTCGATCCAGCTCCAGCCCCTGGGCTTGAACTTGACGCACTCGTACCGCTTGGGATCGCTCAGGTAGTCCGCGACGCTCAGGCCCTCGACCGCACCGCCATACACGGCGGCTTTCAGCCACTCGCGATGCAGCGGCAGCCGGAAATTGCGAATCCACCACAGCTGCAGGGTCCGCCACAGGTCTCGGTCATCGAGCAGCGCCAGGCGCGAGCTGCTGTAGTTGCTCTGGCTGTAGTCGCGCGAGAGCGATTCGTACGACACCCCGATCCCGGCCGCGACCTCGCGCAGCATGTAGCGCAGGAACGGATCGATGGCGGTGTTGGGCCGGCTGGGGTTGTGTTCCTTGAACTGCTGACCAGGCGCGAGGTATTCGATGACGCCCGGCTCGAAATTGATGCGCTGCTCACCGTCAGTCTCGTCGGTCTCGTCGACCATGCTCCGGACGCTGGAGACTGCTTCGATGGAGGTCTCGACGAATCCCATCTGCGTGGCGCTGTTGCGCGCCGCGATGATCTCGGCCTCGGAATAGCCGTCCATGTCGTTCAACCGGCGCGCGGTGGCGTGCAGCCACGGCTCGCCGCGCGACTGTGGCCAGCGGTCGACGATGTACAGGTGCCAGATCTGGTCGGCCGGCACGCGCACCAGCTTTTCGGCGCCCGCACGAGTCCGGCGCAGATCTCCGGGATGGCCCTCCCGCAGCCAGTACGCGACGGGCCGCTGAAACTCGTCGACCTCGACACCCATGCGCACGTCCGCGCCGCTCACCGGCGACCGGGTCAGGGTGTCGGCCAGGCGCTCGCCCTCGATCAGCTCGAGCGCAAACGGCACGCGCGAAGATCCGAAGCGGCGGTAGTGCTTGCGGAAGATGACCTCGCCCGCCTCGAAGATCTGGCCCTTGGCCTGCCGCTCCAGATCTGCGAAGTGCAGCTTTCCGCCGGTGTGGCAGTGATCGGCCTCGCCCCACTCCTGGAATGCGGCTTCGATGCCCGCGTTGACCTTCGTCAGCAACCGCTTGCGGTTGTTGCGCACCTGCGCTTGCATGCCCACGCCCGCGCCGATTACGTTGTTGACGACGATGATCTTCGCGCGCTTGGCGTACGCCGCATCGCGCACCAGCGCGCGCGAGCGGTTGCGCAGCGCCGTCAGCGAGCTGTCGAGCTCGGCATCCGCGCTGGTCTGGGCTGCGTTCCAGCCGGCGGTGGCGCGCGTCGCACGGGCGTTGTGGTACATCCGCACGGCCCGCTTCGAAGCGGGGCCCATGGGGATGGACCGCACGTCGAATCGCGCGCGCTCTTGCGCCGGGTCGTGCGCTGACTGCATCGTCCGTTCAGCCTGCGGCGGCGGTTGCCAGCGCTTGACTGGTGAGACCGAGGCCGCCGGGGCCAGCTCGAGCCACTGAGCCGTGCGAGGACACCAGCGCTTATCCACGGAGCGACCTCACATAGACGCGGTTGGGATTTTTCAGGCCCTTGCGGATCGCGTCGGCGTGCTGCTCGCGCTGGACCTGGATTTCCCAGTAGTTGATGGTCCGCAGGATCTCGGCCGGGCTGTTGAACGTGACCGAGACATCGCCGATCGTGTACGCCTTGCGGCTCGGGTTGGCGCTCATGCTGGCGTAGGCGGCCTTGGCCTGCGCCAGCGCGATCTCGGCCTGCGTGCGCGTGTCGGTCCCGCCGGCGATCGCCGACGGATCCGGCTTGAGCGTGAGCTGCCCGGAACCCACGGTGTACCGCGCACCGGAGATCTCGATGTACGCGTGCCAGGAGTACTCGCCGGCGACCCAGGCCGCGGTGGTGGCCGCGGCGACGTTGACGGCGTAGGCATCGCCGCTGGCGCTGGCGGTGATCACGTAGGCGGATCCGCCCGCGCGCGGCACCAGGCGGTACTTGAGCGTGTAGCCGCCGCTGGCCGGGTACTCGGGCACGGAGGTTTCGAACTGCAGGCTGTCGCCGACGTAGAGCTCGGTGAGGTTCATGCTGGCTTCCTCAACGTGCTGCTCCCGATGCGACGCGATCCACTCAGCGTGCTGCCACCGATACGGCGGGTGTCGTCCAGTCCACTGCTGCCGATGCGGCCTGTGAGCGGCAGGGGAATGTCTGCCGACCAGATGTCCACGTCGACGCCGTCGGCCACCGCATTGCCAACGGCGCAAGCAATAGTGACGGTGCCGCTGCCGACGCTGATGCCGGCCTGCACGCCGGCGGCCACGGCGTTGCCGACAGTGCATTCGAGCGTGACGCCGCTGGTGAGCGAGGCCTGCACGCCGGCCGCCACGGCATTGCCCACGCCGGCGTTGATGGTGGTGCCGGCGCTGATGTTGGCCGTGCCGCCCGCGGCGACCGCGTTACCGACGGTGCAATCCAGCGTCGTGCCGCTTGTAATCGAGGCCTGCACGCCCGCCGCCACGGCATTGCCGACGCTGACGTTGATGGTGGTTCCGGCGCTGACGTTGGCCGTGGCGCCGGCCGCCACGGCATTGCCGATGCCGGCATTGATGGTGGTGCCAGCGCTGATGCTGGCCGCGGATCCTGCGGCGACTGCGTTGCCGACGGTGCAGTCGAGCGTCACGCCGGCGCTGTAGTCCGTCGCCGTCAGGTTATCAATGCGGCCATACAGGCGCGATCGCACGGCAACATTGCCGGGCGTACTGTCGCCGGACCACGTGATTTGCACACGTTGGACGCCGTCAAGATACCCCTTGACCCCGTTTGACCCGTTTCTAACTTCAAGCTTAATTGTGTAATTTGTATCGGCCGACCACGATTTCGCATACGTGGACGACTCCACCACGGCATTGTCCTGGACCTCCTGCATGGTCAGCGTGGAGTCCGGATGCGACATGTACAACTGGATCAGGTCCGGCCCAACGGTGTTAAACCGGGCATAGATGCCGCTCACCGCATTGGCGTCGCTGGTGGTGCGTCTAACAACGCCCTCGACATCGTATTGATCCGATGCCGGAGACGCGCTGCTTATTGCGACGCCGCTCCCCCCCGCCGAATCACCGCGAAGACGATCTTCGGACCCGATGACGGTCAACCCGCCCGCATATATCGTCCACGTGTGCCCAGAATCCGACGTGTGCGACGCTAGCGTGGTATCGCTAGCTTCGGTAAAGGTGTCGGTGAGGAAGGCCATCAGCGCAGTTCCCTTGCCGCGTCGAGCACCGCCGGCTGGAGCCGTGCGACGTCGAATCCGGGCTTGAGCTTTTCGCCCAGGCGATCAAGCACGACCTTGACTGGCGTGTCCGGCGTGACGTCTCTTGCATCGACCTTGAGCGCCGCGATCTTTTGGTCGACCTCGATTCGCTTGCCGGCCGGCACGTCCTTGAGCTTTCCGGCGGTGTCGTCCGGAAGTTCCGTCACGCCGGCCGCCCGCGCGATCTCGGCGTGTACCTTGGCATCGGCCTCGATGGCCGCCATCACGTGCGACTCCTGGTACCGGCCGCCTTCGGCGCGCGGATAGACGCAGTGCACATTTGCCACCATCCCGTCCCACGGCAACACCGGCCGCAGGACGCCGTCCTCCACGACGGTCTCGGTGAACTCGACCAGGTAGAGTTTTTTCACGACTGGGTCAGCGTCAAGATGTCGTTGCCCGCCCCCGACCAGGCAAACACGACGGGGCCGGCTACGAGAGAGCGGTCCGAGCCCATGTCGACGAATCCGAGGCAGCGTTTATTCGCATCGGAGTCGTTGTAGATCACGCCCCAGCGGCCGTTCGTGAATCCGCTGGCGTCCTGTGCCAGGGTGACCTCGTCGGCGCGGAACGTGGGCACGTTGCTGACGATCGACCAGGACTTGTTCGCCAGCGTGATCGGGCCGGTGTAGGACGTGCCGGTAGTCGCCACCTGATTACTGGCCAAATTCGTGGTGCCGGTCCCGCCCCAGTGCGGCGCAGCGGTCGACAGCGCCGGCGTTACAGCGGACGTGATGACGCCCAGCTTGATCGTGTCGCCGTCGAGGTCGTGGATCTTGTTTCCCAGGTCATGCAAGGCCTGAGCGAACCATTTGATGTCACCAGTCGCCATGTCGGTCTCTCACCACTGGGTTGCGAAGTTGCGACGAGGAGGCGGCCGCTTGATCGGCCTCACCACGTGGGGCACCGCCGCCGCGGCGGCGGGCCCGTCCGTGATCGGCGCTTCGTCCCGCGGGACTGACGCCGTTGCTGCTTCCTCTTCAGGGGGTGCATCCATGGCCACGGCGAACAGATCGCGCATGGCGGGGTTAATGCGTTGCTCGAGGGCGTCCCAGTCGACACGCCGCACACCAGCGCGCTCGCCGGCGGCCAGGCCGTACACGACCAGGTCGAGCACTTCGTTGCGGCGGTTGCCGCGGTCGAAGCGGTTACGACGCGCGGTCGCATCGAATTTCTCCGCGGTGAGCTGCTCGAAGAATTCGTCAGGCAGGCCAGCGGGGAAAGTGATCCAGCCGTAGCCCGGCTCCTCCAGCTCGAGCGCGCGGTAGATCTGCTCCTTGGCCGTATCGGTCCCGACCATCCAGAGCTGGCAGCCCTGTTTGATGACCTTGCCGCGATGGTCGATGTCGACCATCTTCGGCAGACCGAGCACCGGCCGCCCGACGTCGCCCATGCCCTTGACCGCCATGACCTGCTCGGTGCGGTACAGGGCGCAGTAGTAGTAGACGGTGTGCGCCATGTGGCCGGAGTCCACCGCCACGGTGTGCATGCGCAGGGTGGCTCCGCCGGCATGCGTGTACGCGGTGCGCCGCCAGGCGGTGAGCGCCTGCCACGGGCCGGTTTCACCGAGATCGAGCGGATCGCCGTAGAAACGCTGGTGATCGATGACCCACTTGCGGCCATTGCGCCCGAATCCGAGGCAAATGGCCTCCAATCGGTTGCCTTGCACGTCCACCGAACCGACCAGGAGCAGGCAATCCTTTGGCACCTGGCCGAGCCGGTAAGGCTCCGCACGCTCGCGCAGGCGCTGATCGCTGGGCCGCTCGCCTGGCGCTTCGTAGACCTCGGCCAGCACCGTGTTCGTGAACACCTGCATAAGCGGCTCGCCGTTCTCGTCAACGCCGCCGGCCTTCGCCTTCAGGAACTGCGTGACTGCCTTCGTCCAGGAAAACCAGCCCAGCGGCGAGTACAGGCTGGGCAGGTGCCACGACAGCGGCCGCGAGTAGGTCGGCAGGAATCGCCGGACGGTCTTCCCAACCCAGGTCCACAGCGCCCAGGGGTGCGGGTCATCGTCGTCGAGCAGTTCGCCCGGGCCGAGGTTCGAATGGATCCAGCGGCCGCGTGCGAGCATCTCGGGCTTGTGCTCCTCGCCGACCTCCTCGCCGCAGCTCTCGCACTCGTACCAGGCGCGGGCGACGACGTCGGTGGAGGCGTGCCGGGTGTTGGCTTCGTCAATGGTTGACCAGGCGTCGCAGTGATGACACATGGCCTCGCCGCTGGCTTCCTCGGCGATCTCCGACGCGGCACCGCATTCGCGGCAGGGCATCTCGCGCCGCTGGTACATCGTCCAGCGCATCTGCGACCACTGCAGGTACTGCTCATGCGAACAGTGGGGGCAGGGCACGTAGTAGCGGCCCTGCGAGCCCTCGCGACGCAGCCGGTCGATGCGGCTGGATCCGGCCAGCTTGGGCGAGCTGACGTAGATGCGCTTGGCACGCGCGCCGAAGGTATCGGTGCGCTTCTCCGCCAGGACGATGGGATCGCCCTCGCCATCGACGTCCGCCGGGAATGCATCGACTTCATCGCCGATCAGGTAGCGGATCGGCATGTTCCGCAGGCCGGGCCCGGAGTTTGCGCCCACCAGTTTCAGCACCCCGCCTGTGAACTCTTTCTGCAGCGTGGTGTTTCCGGAGTCGCGCGATTTCGCGTCGCGGACCTTGTCGCGCAGCGCCGGCGACTCTTCGATCAGTGGCTTGATGCGCTGCTTCGAGATCGTCTTGGCGCCGTCGACCGTCGGCATCACCAGCATGATCGGACCGGGTGCCTGGTCGATGCAGTAGCCGACGAAGTTGTAGACGGCCTCGGATCCGCCGAGCTGGGTGCCTTTCTGGAATGCGCCGTTCGTCATCGGATGCGACGGCGTGCAGCAGTCCATGATCTCGCGCAGGTACGGCGTGCGCTCGGTCCGCCACTGGCCACGCTCGGCCGACGACACCGACGACAGCACGCGGTACTGATCGGCCCATTGCGACACGCTCATGTCCGGATCCGGACGGATGCCGTCCGCAAACCCAGCCCACCAGGCCGCAGCCGCGTCGCCGAGGCCCTCAGGCGCCCAGTTCTCGAGCTCGATCGGCCAGGGCATTGAGGACTCCGCGGATCTCGCTGGTGAGCAGCGCGTGGATGCGCAGCGGATCCGTCTCGACGGCGAGGAGCGGAGACAGCCGCTCCGGCAGTTCCATCAGTTTCGTGTTGACCAGGCGCGCGGACTCGCCGGCTGCGGCCCGCATGGCGTCGACGCTGGCCAGGGCACCCATGCGCTCGGCCAGGTCGGCACGCTGTTTCTCGACGTCCAGGCGCGCACGCTCGGTGCGGTGCCGGTGGAACTCGCTATCCCCCCCGGAGGGGGACGCTTCCGGCTCTTTGCCTGACTGCTGCGCTTGGGGTAGAGCGGATTCGGCGTCGGAGGGCAGGAGACCCCCCGACGCGTCCTCCGAGACCCGTTGCGCATCCTCGCGCGTGGGTATTCTGTCCGGCGGTGGTACTACGGTCCCGGTCCGCAACGCGAGATCCGGGTCGGTGTTCGTGGACCACTGTTGCGTGGCCAGCTCGGCATCAATGGCGACCAGCCGGCCTTTGTCGTCGCGCCTGACCGCGGTGACGCGGCCGCTGGCGATGGCCTTCTGCACCGCGCCGAGCGTGACGTTGCGACGGCGGGAGTACTCCCGCAGCGAGATCCAATCGGCCATGGCGACCTCCGGCCGTCCGGCCTTGCGCGACTACTCGACTACTCCGCGGCGACTACTGGCGACCACTCTAGGCGACCACTCCGGGCAACCCCAGACACTAGAATTTCATCGCGGTTCGAAGTAC